TAGAGGAGCATCTGTTCACAGATGAATATTTAGTTAAAATTGGTCAGCCGGGGTATGTATGATAAAAGGTAAAATAGCACAGCTTAAATTACGAAGAGCCAAGAAGAAGGGAGTGCTGCCTAAAAACTCCTTAAAACTTTATAAGGCTATGGGAAGAGCGGGGTTGGATATTTGAATACACGCTTATCAGAATGTATAGCCCCGGATTTCAGGGCGGTTCATACACATGTAAAGAATGAGGAATATACAGAATATTGGTTCCGTGGAGGCCGTGGGTCTACCAAGTCCTCTTTTATATCTATCGAGATAATCCTGGAACTTTTAAAAGATCCACAGGCTAATGTGGTTGTTTTCCGTAGATACGAGAATGAAGTCCGTGATTCGGTATTCGGCCAGTTAACTTGGGCTATTAACAAACTTGGTGTAGAGGGTTCTTTTAAGTTTCAGGTCTCACCTTTTAAGATAATTTATGTCCCAACAGGGCAGCAGATTATTTTTAAAGGTGCGGATAATCCGCTCAAAATTAAGTCCATAAACCTTGGAAGAGGGTACATAAAGCACGCCTGGTTTGAAGAAGTGGACCAGTTTGGTGGAATGGAGGAGATAAGAAATATCCTCCAGTCTATCTTCCGTGGAACTGATGAGAAACAGATCGCCTTCTTCTCATACAACCCGCCCAAATCTGCAAGAAGCTGGGTCAATGCAGAAACACGAGTTGAGAAGTCAGGACGCTTCGTACATTACTCTGACTACAGGACAGTAGACCCTTCATGGCTTGGTACAACATTTTTGACCAACGCAGAGCACCTCCGTAAGACTAATTTTGACGCATATCGTCACGAGTATTTAGGAGAAGAAATTGGAACAGGACTCGAAGTTTTTTCAAATGTTACTCTTAGAGCAATACCTGATGGAGAGATTCAATACTTTGATAATTACTACCAGGGTTTGGACTTCGGGTATGCTGCAGACCCTCTCGCATTTACGCAGAGCCATTTCGATTCAAAACGCAGGATTCTGTACATCTTTTTCGAGATAGTCGAAGTGGGTTTGAAAAATAGTGTTTTTGCTGATAAACTTAACGATGAGCAGAAGCATGAGCTGACTATGGCAGATGGTGCAGAACCTAAGTCCATAGCAGAGCTGAAGGAAGACTATGGTCTTAATATCATGGGAGCGAAGAAAGGCCCCGGGTCTGTGGACCATGGGATTAAGTGGCTGCAGGACTTGGAGGAGATAGTTATAGACCCTGAACGCTGTCCCCATGCTGCAAAAGAGTTTACTAATTACGCTCTCCAGACTAACAGAGAGGGTGAGGTTATTAGCAAGTATCCGGACAAAGAGAATCATTGCTTTGTAGGGGACACCATGATCTCTACCGCCCTGGGACCTAAAAGGATTGATGAGATTCGGGTCGGAGAACTTGTTCTTACGAGAAAGGGATTAAAGCCAGTTACAAAAGTCTTTAATAATGGGTATAAAGAAGTAGTTACAACAAAACTTTTAAATGGTAAATCATTGACACTTACCGATACACATGAGATAATAACAAGAGCAGGGGATGTTCGGTTTAAGGACCTTATGTCTTCTGACTTTGTTTATTATGAGGTGGACGGATGCAGATTTATAGAGACGGAAAATCGGAAGTTGCAGTATTTGAAGGAAAGAAGTATAGACGTTACCCAGAGAGCAAAAGACGTTCTGACAGGGTGTATTTCAAAAGATCTGAAAAGATGGGAAATAGGTATCTCCATATCGCAGTATATGAAGCTGAAGTTGGAGAAATACCAGAGGGTTATCACATCCATCACTTGGATGGTAACACACTCAATAATTCTGTTTCTAATTTGGCTTGTATTAAAGGCTCAGAGCATATGTCGATGGAGGCAAGGGCATATCATAAAACCCATAAAGAAGCTGTTAAGAAGAATCTCGATAATATCAGACACCTCACAAAAGAGTGGCATGCAAGTGAAGAAGGGCGACAGTGGCATTCCGACAATGGTAAACAAGCTTGGAAGAAGAGAGAGTCTGTTTCCCTCACCTGTGAGTATTGCGGAGAGACTTATCAGACAAAGCATTTGGGGAAGTCACGATTTTGTTCCAATAAATGTAAGTCAGCTTGGCGTAGAGAATCAGGTATTGATGACGTGGGACGAAGCTGTGGGTACTGCGGAGGCTTGTTTATGGTCAACAAATACTCAAAGCAGCAGTTCTGTTCCAGAGAATGTGCAAATGGTGTATGATATAGAGGTAGAGGGTGCTCATGAGTACTTTGCGAACGGCTTATTAGTGCATAACTGTATAGATAGTACCCGCTACGGATGTGTACGTCTTATCAGCAATGCAAGAATAGAAAAATACAAGGGTAAGTATAAAGCTAACCCTATTCCAGTGGTTTCGAGATGGTAAAGGAGTAAGAGATGGACAAGCAGAAAGTTTTTGATGAGGCAATGAGTAATTTTAACAGGATTCAGAGTGCCTTATATCAAGAGAGAAAACAATGCCTAGAGGATAGACGTTTCTACTCCATTGCCGGGGCACAGTGGGAAGGTTCACTTGAAGAGCAGTTCGAGAACAAGCCTAAGCTCGAGGTGAACAAAATACACCTATCGGTCGTCAAGATAATAAATGAATATCGGAATAATCGTATATCCGTGGACTTTGTCTCAAAAGATGGCTCCGTGGACCCGACCGATAAACTCACAGATGTATGTAAAGGACTCTTTAGAGCAGATGAGAGAGACTCCGGAGCTACGGAGGCATATGATAATGCCTTTGAAGAGGCTGTCGGCGGCGGTATGGGTGCTATGAGACTGGTCTGTGAGTACGAAGATTATGAAGATGATGAGAATGAGCAGCAGAGAATAAGGATTGAACCTATCTATGATGCTGATTCATCTGTCTTCTTCGACCTGAATGCGAAACGCCAGGATAAGGCCGATGCGAACCACTGTTTTGTAATGTACTCAATGACTCCACAGGAGTATGAGGATGAATACGGTGAATCCCCCGCATCTGTTGCAAAAGAGATAGAGTATGTGGAATATGACTGGTACACACCGGATTTGGTCTATATAGCTGAATATTACTGTGTAGAGAGAGTAAAGGATGTTGTGCATATCTTCCGTGGTCTCGCCGGGGACGAGGTTAAACATACCGAATCAGAGTTTGAGGATAACCCGGAGCTGCTGGAAGAGTTGTCGGCTACCGGATATACAAAAGTTAGAGAGAAAAAAGTTAGAAAACAAAAAGTCCATAAGTACATTCTTTCCGGGGCGAAGATCCTTGAGGATTGCGGGTATATAGCAGGAAAATACATTCCTATTATCCCGACCTACGGAAAGAGGTGGTTTATAGACGGCGTTGAGAGATGTATGGGGCATGTGAGACTTGCCAAAGATGCTCAGAGAGTAAAAAATATGCTTACAAGCAAACTCGCTGATATCGCATCTCTCTCCGCTGTTGAAAAACCGATTGTAACCCCCGAGCAGATAGCAGGACACGAGGTCCGTTGGGCAGAGGATAATATAAAGAATTACCCATACCTCTTGGTAAACCCCATTATGGACAAAGATGGGAACATGATACCAGGGGGTCCTGTTGCTTATACCAAGCCTCCATCAATACCCCCAGCCCTTTCTGCTCTTATGCAGGTCGTGGATGTGGATATGAAGGAAATCCTGGGCAACTATAATGAGGGCGATAAAATGCTCTCCCACGTTTCCGGAAAAGCGCAGGAGCTCTTGCAGAGACGCTTAGACGGTCAGGCATACATATATGAGTCTAACTTTGCAAAGACGATCCAGAGATTAGGCGAGATATGGCTGGAAATGGCTAAAGATGTCTATATCGAAAAAGGCCGTAAGATGAAGGTCGTGGATGACTCTGGTGAGATAGGGTCTGTCGAGCTTCGAAAACTTGGTCAGAGTACAGATGGTAAGACCGTTGAGAAGAATGATGTGACCAAGGCCACATTTGACGTTGCTGTCTCTGTTGGACCTACCTCTGCATCTCAGAGAGAGGCAACTGTTCGTTCTATAATGGGAATGCTTCAGATAACCAATGATCCTGAGACTGCGAACATCCTCCAGAGTATGGCTCTTATGAATATGGAAGGGGACGGAATCAGCGAGGCAAGAGGCTTCTTTAGAAAGCGTCTTGTTCAGATGGGTGTACTTGAGCCGACTGAGATTGAAGCAAAAGAACTGGAAGAGGCAGCAAAGAACGCTGAGCCCGATCCGAACGATGAACTGCTTAAGGCTATGGCTGCAGAAGCGGCATCAAAAGCGAAGAAGGCTGAGGCTGAGGTTATCGAGACTATTGCCGATACTGAGCACGCTAAAGCGGAAACTGTTAAGACTTATGCCGAGGCAGAGGAAATAGGGCGGCAGCAGCCGTCTTAAAAATATCCGAAGGCACTATTGCTTTCGAGAACAAAGAGGTGTATAATGGCTATTGACGAAGAAGTAGAGGAAATTATCGAGGATACCGAGATTTCCGATGAAGAGACTATCGAGGATACCGAAGTCTCCGAAGAAGAAGAGGTCGAAACTGAATCTGAGGAAGAAGAATCTTCCGAGGATGACCGTATCGTCACTATAGGGGATTCTGAACCTGAAGAAGAGGAAGAAGAATCTAAAGAAGCTCCAGGGTGGGTTAAGAAAGTCCGCAAGGTAAACCGGGAGCAGGAAAGGGAAATCAAGAGGCTGAAAAAGCAGCTTGAAGAAGTAACCACTAAGCCTGAAGAAGAAATCGAGCTTGGTGAGAAACCAACCCTTGAGTCTGCCGGGTTTGACGACAAGAAGTTTGAAAAGGCTTTACTTGACTGGCATGAGCGAGCTAAAAAGGTTGAAGAGCAGAAGGCTGCGAAGCAGAAAGCTGTAGAAGAACAAAATAAGGTTTGGCAGACAAAGCAGGAACGCTACGCCAATCTTAAACAAGAACATAGCTTTAAAGACTTCAAGGATGCCGAAGATGTTGTCTCGGAAACGTTTAATACAACACAGCAGGGGATAATTGTACAGGGAGCTGACGACCCTGCGCTTCTGGTTTATGCACTGGGTAAGAATCCAGCGAAATTGGAAGAAATGTCAAAGGTCACAGACCCTGTGGAGTTTGCCTTTAAATTGGCAAAATTGGAGGCTCAGTTGAAAGTTACTAACAGAAAGGCACCAGCCCCTGAAAAGCGGGTTTCCGGTGGTAAAAATGGGTCAGGCTCTGCCGACCGTAATCTTGAAAAACTGAGAGAGAAGGCTGCTAAGACCGGAGACTTTACCGAGCTTAACAGATATAAACGACAACTAAAGCAAGGAGCTAACTAATGGCTAATGATTTTAATAAAGAAGAGCGAGTAGCATTTGAGCAAATCCTGGAAGGGTTTGAGGATGCACTGGTTCTTTCACGTGCTGTAAATAAGTACAGTACAAGTCAGAGTGACATGGAACGTGCCGGGGATACCATATGGAGACCTCAGCCTTATGTCATGAATTCTTTCGATGGTATGGATCAGAGTTCTAACTTCAATGATAAGACTCAGCTTTCTGTACCTGCTACTATAAGCTATTCAAAGTCCGTACCGTGGATTATGGATGCAAAAGAGATGAGAGACAGTCTTCAGGAAGGCCGCCTCGGTGATGGTGCAAAGCAGAAACTCGCATCTGACATCAATGTTGCAATTATGGATATTGCTGCCAATCAGAGTTCTCTCGTTGTTCCGATCACTACCGCTGCAAGCGGATTCAGTGATGTCGCCGATGCTGATACCATCATGAACGAACAGGGCATTCCTATGTTCGACAGGTATCTCGCACTTTCCTCAGGGGACTATAATGCAATGGCTCAGGACCTTGCCAACAGAGAGTACCTCGCTGGTAAGAAATCCCTGACTGCATATGAGAAAGCCTATGTAGGTAATATAGCTGGTTTTGAGACCCTCAAACTGGACTATGCAAATAGAATCAGTGCTGCCGCTGGTAGTTCAATCACTATGTCTACTCTGGATGGGGCGACTAACTACTTCGTACCGAAAGCTGTAACCTCCAGTCCTTCTACCGGAGAGCGTGTAAATCAGGATAACAGATTCCAGACAATCACTGTAAACTCCACTACAAGTGTAGCTGCAGGGGATGCCTTTACTGTTGCAACTGTACAGGCTGTTCATCACATCACCAAGAAAGCTACTGGAAGCCTGAAGACTTTCCGTGTTGTGTCTGTAGACTCGTCTACTACCATGACAATCACTCCTCCGATGATCACAGCTCAGCTTGCATCACCGTCTGAGGCAGAAGTTCAGTATCAGAACTGTACCGTTGGCACCAAGTCAGCTACCTCGGCTCTGGTCTTCCTGAATGTTGCAGCTGCTGCGATTAACCCCTTCTGGCAGAAAGATGCTCTTGAGATTCTCCCGGGTCGCTATGCGGTTCCTGAGGGTGCTGGTGCTTCTGTTCTCCGTGGTTCAACTGAGAATGGAATAGAGATAGTCTGGACTAAGCAGTATGATATCAACACCATGAAAACCAAGTACAGACTTGATACTCTATTCGGTGTTGTGAACAAGGCTCCTGAAATGTCCGGAATCTTGCTCTTCGGCCAGACCTAAGATATAAAGGAGTAATCTATGTCTAATAAGATTTACCCGCAGGGCACGGCTTTTGCCGATGCCGCTGCGAGCGATAAAATTGCGGTATTCTCCATGGATGAGTGTAAGATTTACACTCGTGCAGACGGAGCTACCAGTGCTCTTTCCTGGGCTTTGCTTAAGGAATTGGCACCCGAAACTGAGTATCTTTCATCTGCTCTTTCTGCTGCAAAAGAAGTCAAGATAGAAGCTGGTGCTTCTGAGGTCTTCTATGCAATAGGAACTGCGCCTGTTATTACAGAGCGGAGAGCAAAACGTGGACAGGGTACCCCTGGTGCTCTGGATGCAACTGGTGCTCTTACTGCTGCCCTGATGGGTGGTGGAATTGTCACCTCGGCTGCAGCTGCTGTTACTGCTACTGTTCCCACCGGAACTGTGATGGATGCGGCTGTAGAGATGGAGATTGATGAATCGTTTGACTGGTCAGTTATCAAAACCGGTGCGAATGCTTTTACTGTAACAGCTGCCACTGGACACACCTTGGTGGGTTCGGGAGTCGTAGCTGCTACCAGTTCTGCAACTTTCCGTACCAGGAAGACTGCAGCCAATACGTTCATTACTTATAGATTGGCTTAAATTAAGGGGGCATATGCCCCCATTTTACTTTGGAAAAAAGAAAAAAGGAAAACGTAAATGAGTTGGACGAAAGGCGAGATAGTTCGGGATGTTTTCACCGAGATGGGAATAGCAAGCTATGAGTTTGATGTAACCCCGGAAGAGACTACCTCGGCGATTCGCAGACTTGATACAATGATGGCTGAATGGGAAGCGAGGGGGCTACGGCTCTCTTACCCTCAGCCTTCTTCAGCAGATGGGTCGAGTTCGGATGAAGAGTCCAATGTTCCTGACTATGCCCTGGATGCTATTATAACCAATTTAGCTATCAGATTAGCTCCGTCTTATGGCAAAGGACTTAGTCCTGATACCAAGATGACTGCGAGAAGAGCTTTAAGTATTCTTTACAGCAAGTCGACTAAACCTCAACAGCAGCAGAAACTCTCAATGCCCAAGGGCGCAGGCTACAAGGATACAGAGGATAGATGGACCGCTGAGCCTACCGATAAACTTGCCGTTGGAGACGATAGTTACTTAGATTTAGAAGGAGCTTTAAATGTCAACACTGATTAACAAGAACTCTCAGGCAATTCCCCAGTTGTCTGACTTAATACCAATATGGGATAATGCCAACAGTACCAGCAGAAACACGTCCTTAAGTCGGCTTCTTACCCTATTTGATGCTAATACTACTGTGGGAAAGCCTCGTACACAGTACTCAGCTCCGACTGCAACAGCCTTCAGTGTTACGGTCATAAGCGGAAGCGATATACATCTGATACTCACTCCCACCGGGGCTTTTGCAGCTGGAACTATCGTTCTTCCCGCATCTCCTTCGGATAAACAGACACTGCTTGTAAACTGTACTCAGGATATCACAACCCTCACAATAACCAGTGATCATACAGTCGTTGGAGCACCTACGGCCATTACAGCAAATGATTATTTCACACTCAAGTATGATATAACATTCGAGACGTGGTATAGGGTGGCTTAATGCAGATACCCATTCTAAATGGTGTTTACACAGCAGAGGATGCGGATTATAAAACATCCTACCCTGTGAACATGATGCCAGTTATTCAGGACACTGGTATTTCCAAGGGATACCTGCGTCCTGTACGTGGTATCACTGAAATAAGCCGGGGACCTGGGCCCTCGAGGGGAGCTATAAACTGGAATGATTCTCATTTCAGGGTTATGGGTTCCAAGCTATGTGAGATAGATGAGAATGGGAATGTTACTCAGATTGGGAACGTGGGAGACGATGGTCTTCGTGTTTCTATGGACTACTCCTTCGATATTCTTGCCATTAAATCCGACAGAAGGCTTTTCTACTATTACGACTCGACAGTTGTGGATGATACCACCTGGACATTCGACCTTATTGCTACAGTAGGTGATTACAAGCTTATCGAGGTAACTGCGGCAGCTTTAGGTGTTGTAGTTGATATGATCTGGATAGATGGGTATTTCATGACAACCGATGGGGAGTTCTTAGTTGTAACTGAGCTTGATGAACCTACTGATGTAAACTTACTCAAGTATGGTTCCTCTGAGATTGACCCTGACCCTGTTAAGAGTCTTCAGAAACTCCGGAATGAGGTTTACGCTATC